ATAAACACGACCAGGAGGATATATATGCAGAAACTTATTGACACATTAAAATCATTTGGAATTGAAATCCCGGAGGATAAACAGGCAGATGTGAAGAAGGCACTTTCTGAGCATTACAAGAATGCTAAAGAAGTAGCGAAAACTCTGTCGAAAGTCGAAGGTGAGCGTGATGACTGGAAAGAACGTGCTGAGACAGCAGAAGAAACATTAAAAGGCTTTGACGGTATCGACCCGGCGAACATTCAGACAGAGCTTGCTGGATGGAAGAAAAAAGCCGAGGACGCAGAGAAAGAATTCAATGCAAAAATCTATGACCGCGATTTTTCAGACGCACTTAAAACAGCACTTGATGATGTTAAGTTTTCCAGTGAAGCTGCAAAGAAATCTGTTATGGCAGACATCAAGGAAGCAGGCCTCAAACTGAAAGGCGGCAAAATTCTCGGATTAAATGATCTGATTGAGCAGATGAAACAGTCTGACGCATCCGCTTTCGTGGATGAATCTCAGCAGCAGGCTCAGCAGCATCAGGCAAGATTTACAACACATGTTGGGCAGCAGCAGACACCAGGAAGCATGACAAAGAAGGATATTGAAGCAATCAAAGACCCATCCGAAAGGCAGGCTGCAATTGCTCAGAATATCCAGTTGTTCCAGTGATTTTTTTCACCGACTATACACCAGAGTATAGCCGCTAACCCAATACCTTAATAGTTATGGGTAGAAAGGATTTTTTATATGGCAGCAAAAGCTAATCTTATTATGAGTAATGATATTCAGGTCACAGCGCGTGAGATTGACTTTGTAACCAGATTCGAAAGAAACTGGGAACACTTACGCGAGATTCTTGGTATCATGCGTCCAATCAAAAAGACACCCGGAGCGGTTCTTAAATCAAAATACGCAGAAGGCACATTGCAGGATGGAAATGTTAAAGAGGGTGAAGAAATCCCTTACAGCAAATTCACTGTAAAAGAGAAGCCTTATGCAGAAATGAGTATTGAGAAGTACGCAAAGGCTGTATCTATCGAAGCAATCAAGGATCACGGTTATGAGAACGCTGTTCAAATGACTGATGATGAATTCCTTTTCCAGCTTCAGACCAATGTTACTGAAAGATTTTACAACTATTTGAAAACAGGTACTCTCTCATTTACAGAAACCACTTTCCAGATGGCTCTGGCAATGGCTAAGGGTCGTGTAGAAAACAAATTCAAGCAGATGCACAGAAATGTGACTGGTGTTGTTGGATTTGTAAATATCCTGGATGTGTATGAGTATATCGGTGCAGCTGATATCACTATTCAGAACCAGTTCGGCTTCCAGTACATGAAAGACTTCCTGGGATTCAACACAATCTTCCTGTTATCCGACAGTGAGATCCCAAGAGGAACAGTTATTGCTACACCTGTGGAGAATATCGTTCTTTACTATGTTGACCCGAATGAATCTGACTTTGCGAGAGCAGGTCTTGTATACACTGTATCCGGTGAAACAAATCTGATCGGATTTCATACGCAGGGCAACTACCACACAGCAGTATCCGAAGCATTCGCAATCATGGGACTTACCCTCTTTGCAGAGTACATTGATGCTATTGCCGTAGGAACTATCAACACAACTCAGACGCTTGGAACTCTGACTGTAAATTCTGCGGCAGGAAGTAAGAGTGGAGACACAAAAGTGACTATTACTCCGAAAAAAGCAAGCGCAGGAAATGTGTACAAGTACAAAGTTGCATCATCTGAGACTACTGTA